CATTGAGGAAACCGCGGTTGATTCGGCTTTTAATTGATTACGCCGAGCCCTTAATAAACCCCTCAATGATGGGTTGGCCCGCTTGGCTTGCTGAGTGAGATCATTTATTGCTATTTGATCCCCCCGCTCATGCTCACTTAATGTTGTATGAGAGGATCCGCAAACCGCGCAAAACATAAAGAGCCCTTAGGATGCATTTGATACTTCGGTAAGAAGATATCCGAATTCAGGCTTGATTACTTTATTAACATATTCATGCTCAACCCATACTTGGCGGCGTACTTGATCCGGTGAATCATATTGCCCTGATTTCATCCCCTCAACCTCTAAACAAAGAACCGAGGCCGGTGAGGTTTGTACGGATCCGCTATTGCCAACAATTGCACCGTCCGGTGATTTCAAAACACCTAAGAACATACTTGTACTAGTCCAAATATCGGCGGTAGTTTGAGTTTGCCCGGGGTTTGCTGAATTGTTGCGAGCCTTGCCAATCTTAACATCTCGGAATCCGAAGATACCCTTAATGATTGAGATCACCTCAGCTTGAGGCAAGATACGGTTTCCACTTGCTAAGCCGTTTTGAGTAGATCCAAGATACCCGCGCAATTCAGGGTTGCGTTGCAACGCTAAGAAACAATCATAACCAAGTACAAGAGTTTGCATTTCAGCGCTCATACCGTATGAGTTTTTACGGATTGTATCAGACAAAGCCAAAAGATCGGTAAGAGGTTCGGCCCCGGCAACATCCCACTTAGTACCATTTGCAGAGGTATTTACAGCCGTATTGAAATCAGAAAGAGTATTATTGTACCCCGTCCAATTGGATGTACTGAATAAAGTACTTGCCGCCTCTTTCTCTCGATCGATCATAAGAGAGCGGGTTACTTTACGGATCTCACGTTGCAACAAGTCAATTGGATATTGATTATCATCGATATCCTCAAGAGCAATTGAGGCTTCAATACCGCGGATTAAAGTCCGGTAAGTTGTACTTTCAAAATCAAGAGAAGATTGGCGTACACGACTTGAGCCGGGGTTGCGTTTAAGATCGAGAGCGGTACCCATATAATTGTTATTATTTTCAATTAAAATGGTACCTGATCGCATATTTTTAGGTACCTTCACAGTTTCAAATAAATCGCTATGAATTAGTTGAGCGTCAAGTTCACTTGCCGCCTCGCTTGCAAACTGCGAAAGGATCTCATTAACAGGATGTAAATTACTAAATGATTGAGCCATGTTTTAAACTCCTCTTATCCTTGGATTGAAGCACCGCGATACATAACGAGAATTTCATCCCCATCCGCGGCGGTTTCGTTGTGAATGAATTGGGCAACGCTGTAATTAGTGTTGGCTTGAGTGGTATCAACTGCAATCAATTTACCATCGCTTGTTGGCATAAGAAGGCTATGTGTACCGAGAGTGATGGCACCGCCCGCTAAAGCGAAAGAAGGGCCCTCAAGGCATACTTCAATGAAATCACCGGCGGCCCCACCGCGTTGAGCAATTCCCATTGGAATATCAGTATTCGCCGAGCATTCAAGGACTTCGTTTGATGCGTTAATTTTTACCAAAGCATACTTAGATACAGCGGCATTACATTTAAAAGTTTTTAGAAATTGGTTTTCTTGATATGACATTTTATTACCTTCCTAAGATGATATTTTTTAGAGCGGGGTTGTCTGAATACTCACGTTTCATTGCCTCGGCAAAAGTAATATTATCAGCCTTTGCCCGATTCATAATTTTCTCATGAGCGTTTTGTTCATTAAGAGCCTCTTGAGATTTGCCATGGCCTAATTCTTTAAATTGTACAACGGCAGGTAAAGAGGAGAGGCGGGCCCAATGTGAGGGATCCCCATTTACAGAGCAATCATAAGCATGATTAGCGTAATCAATATCAGCGGGGGTAATACGGCCCTCATTGAGTAGGGTACTTACTGCATTATCTCGCTCGATCTTTTGCTTTTCAGCTTTGAGTTGTACAACTTGCTCTTTTAGAGCGTTGAATTCAGATAAAGAAACGGCCTCGCTCATTGCATAGCGTTTTTCTTCCATTTCCTTTTTATCCTCATCCTTATGCTCTTTCATCTCCTTTTTATCATCATCATGCTCTTTCATCTCCTTTTTATCCTCATCCTCTTTTAAATCGGAGCCCTCGGATTTATTCAGGATTTTAGCATGATCCTCTTTAATCTTGTTAATATCGGCTTCAAGCCGTTTAACCATTTCATCTTTTTGCATGAGTAAATCAATGAGTTGATCCAATTCCATGCCTTTCAATTCTTCTTTATCCATTTTTTCAAACCTTTCGGATTCAGAAAGAGTTATAGTATCAATTCGATCGGCTTGTTGTTGGGGCCGCGGTGTAAGCGTAACCGCCAACAATTGACCTAAACTTGAGATGAGGTTGCCCCCGTCTCTTGAAAAAACCTCACCGGTAATAAACTCAGGTGATGAGTATAATATGCCCTGATGATCCTCAACAATTTGCCGCCCCTTTTCAGTATAAGCGGGTACAACGTAAAGGCCATCATCATCACAATCAATATCAATGATCTTACCAAGGGCCCCGCTTGCCTCGGGGGATTTATCACCATCCGAGAACGGGCTTGAATTATGATTCCAATCGATAATTACCGGATCAAAATCTTTTCTATCATTGAAGACTTTTACAAACTCCTCAAGGAGCTCCTTAGAAACGGTTGCAATTACATCGCCGGTTTGCCGAGATGAAACGGGGCCCAATGCAAGCGTTTTAAATCGCTTACCAATATAAAGCCCCTCATGCTCTTGAATATCTTCATTTAAAGCAATGGCATTGCCTGAAATGATATCGCTCATCTTTACCGCCTTATCTGCTTTGTTCATTTGAGCAACAACTTTATTGGCCCAAGATTGGCCGGGATTACCGCCCCAACCTTGCCAAGCTTGCCAACCTTTGCCCTGATCTTTCCAAGTAGAGCCCTCTTTATCAACCTCATGCCGATCGAAATACGCTTTCATCCGGCGTACGGTATCGGGCGAAAGAGTTTTACCGTTGGCGAGATCCCGAGCCCGGGCAATTCCTATCGCTGTCATACCACGTTGAGAAGGCGGTTTACTTGCTCTTACCTCAAGTGCTCTTTCGGCGGCTTGTTGAGCTCCCTTGGGGGGCGTAAAGTCTATATGTTCATACTTGGCGGGGGCAAGTAATTCGGTTTGAGTTTTCTCAGATCTTTGAGGGTGCCCCTTAGGTAAAAGATCGAGATCCGTATTATATGCTTTTTTACGTTGCCCGGTACCAACTAACTTTAGAAAAGCTTTAACGCGAGCGAGAGCCCATTGATCCCGGCTTGATACGTTGGGGCGGTGGCTTGTTGAGAAAGCCCCGGCACCCCGCCGAAATACGGCCTTAAGCATACCTAAGTTTACTTGCTTATGTTTTGCTTTGTATTTTTCATTATGCTCATCACGATATCTCTCAAGCGTTTTTTCGTTTTTATCGGATATCTGAATACCGCCGCGGGTACCGCTTGCCGATCCCTTGGGGTTTACCTTTGAGCCTTTGATTTGATCTTTTTTAGGGGCGGGGGTTTGTGCTTTGGTTCTCTTCTTAGCCATCTCTTACCGCCTTTCTTTTTAAATATTCGCTTAAAGCTGAGTTGGCATTTGAGGTGCTCATTGATCGATCAACCGCCGATCTTTCGGCCTCCTCAGGCAAATCACCGGCCCCAACCCGTTGCCGAATCATCAAGCCCGGTATGAGTAAGCCGGGGTAATTTAGAGGGCGATACATTGCCATAATTGAACTTGATCAAGCGGCCAATTGTACCGGCTCCCCTTCTATCTTTACCGCTTACAACGCCGGCAACATAATCGGCAATATTCAAAGCTGATCGCCTGAATAAACTCATATGTACCTCACCAACCGCCCGCGATCCGGTATCACTACCAACTCGCCCAAGTTCTAGCATTTGAGCAAGAAAGGCGGTTGATATTTGTTGATCAGCCTCGCGTACAACGCTCAAAGCCATATCGGGATTGAATCCGCTTGCCGTACCGCCGTATGCCTCAAAAGAAACCGCGGGCGAGGTAACCAAGTAAGCCGCCTCATGAGCGGTATACGCTTGGGCTTGGCTTTCGGCCTCATCAACCGCCGCGTTTATATCTTCATCTGTCATGCCTAAAGATTCGGCCTGAGATCGATCAACCTTTACAATCGGAGTGGGAGAGGTAAACCGCTCAATACCAATCATGAGTAATGAGAGAGCTCTTTGTTTAGATCTCCAATAAAAATGACAAGGGCGAAAAAAACCGCCGTCACCGGCGAAATTAGAGCCGGTTTTACCAAGTGTAAGTAAAATCAATTTATTGGCGGGTATAGGATCGGGATGCAATCCATTTACGCCCCATTGTAAAATGCCATCTAAGTTTTGATCATCACTTGAGATAAACTTATAAATAGATGTTGGCTCTCGATCTGCATAGTGATCTAAGAAAACCATAGTACGGCCAAATTCATCGCGATCTATTTTATAGATTTCCTCAGCGGCTCTGAATCCGTTTTTCAGATATTCAAATAAATAGCTTAGTTGAGATTCCCAAGATTGAGACATTTGGCCGGTATACCCATCGAGCCCCCAACATTCATTTGCGTATCTTGCATACTCGCAACAATCTTCATCATCTTGATCAGCGGGTACCCATCGCCAAGCGGCACTTAATAAAGTTTGCTTTAAGATGTTGAAAGATCGCCGTACAACCGGATCTGTGCGGTACATCTCAATACACTCTTCAGCCCAACGGGCCGGATCGGTAAAAGAGGGGTTTCTTTCATATCCGGTGATATACCCGCTATTGAGTTGAGTACCGGTAATACCCCGAGTGATAAAGCTAGGGTTTTGAGCTTTGAGATGCTTTGAGACTCTTCTTTTCATTTTATCCTCAAGACTTATTTAGTTATAGTATATATAATTTATAATAAAAATCATATCTATTTTTGAAACTAAGATAAAGCCCCCGCCTTGGCTCACCCCTAAACCAAAGCGGGGGGATTACGAAAGGACTTATTATAAATATGATAAAACCCAATGAATTACAATCTAAACTCTTAACCGCTTATTTAAAAGAGCCAATTATTGCGGTTGTTGCCGGTTGGGGCTCGGGTAAAACAACCGCTCTCTCAATGGCAATTATCTCTCATGCAATGGCTCATCCCGGCGGGGCAAGTTTATATATTACCGATTCGGCCCCGCGTTATAGAACCGTTGTACATCCTTCTCTTTCGGAGTGGACCAACCGCCTCACCGGGGCTGATTGGGTTTACAATTCGCTTGAGAATAAATGGATTGCCCCCAATGGTCATATCATATGGTGTAGGGCTTACTTTCGCCCGGGTACTCGATCAGCCGATCAAAACAGTCTTGAGGGTATAGATTGTGGCTTTGCCTGTATTGATGAGGCTCAAACCATGCAAGATGAGGTAATGCATAAAGCTTTAGGGCGTATTCGATCAGCCGAGGCAATTGGCCCCCGCCTGATCATTTGCGGGTTGCCAACTTGGGGGGCTTGGTGGGTAAACTCAACTGAGGATATCGGCGGGGCGGTAATTAGAGCAACGTCTTTTGTTAATCAAGAAAACCTCTCTAAAGAGTGGTTTGATGTTGCTAAGAAAACCTTACCCGCTGAGGAGTATGAGGCAATGATTAACAATAAGCCAACGCCCCCAAGCGGCTTGGCGGTATCAACCTTTGATCCGATAAAGCACGTTTTAGCGGATTGGCAATACTCGCCTGAGATGAGTACATACCTTGCAATAGATTGGGGCTTTAGAAAGCCGGCGGTACTTGTGATCTCTCATGATGATTCTTTAAACGCCAATGTGATACATTTAGAATTTACGCCAACCGAGATTACAATAAGCGAGCTCACTCAACTCATGCTTAAAAAAGTATGGCCCCGGGCTCATCAACATTTAGCCCCTCATCAGAATTTTATATGGATCGATGGGGCGAGCGGTGATAAAGCCGGAGCTGCGAGATCAGATCAAACCGCCTTAAGTGCATTTCGTACAATGGGGCGGGCAATGCCGCCGGCGGGCTTGGGTATGGCAATCAGGTATACAACCGACCCGATCCGCGTTGATATCCTCAACGGCCTCTCTCGGTTAAGAGATGTATTTGAGCGGGGGCAAATGTACCTAAGTAAAGATTTATGGGATAAGGGCTTAAATTCGTCCTCTCACTCTCTTGCCCGGGGTATTACTACTTATGCCTTTGATCAAAATGGTAAGCCCAAGAAAAACGATTTAGAGCATTGTATTGATGCTCTCAGGTATCACGTTATTAATTGGCATTGGAGAGATAAACCGCTTGATGTAAAGAGAGCCAAGGTGAGAGAGAAAAGAAACCGCTCTTTAAAGAAAAAACTAGGCGGGCATTTCTAACTTGACCAATCGAGCCCGGGCGGGTATATCTTTCTTATTCGTTATTCAGAGTTTTTCGTTTCTCTGAGTTTTGAGTGAGTTATTAAAAACAATTAAACCCCCTTGAGATTCCCTTTTTATCCTGTACTTTATAGATTTTTTGATGGGTTAAAGAGAGTTAAGATTCTGTATCAAATCTCTCAGGGGGGGGTTTTTGTTTTATCTCCTAATATATTTTAATATTTATAATGTCTTGAGCAACCTCAACCTCTTGAGTACTCAAAAAGCTCTCAATGAAAAGCACTTGTTTAGCAGCTGCATCAACCTCAACCTCTTGAGCAACCTCAACCTCTAAAGAGAAAGCAAAAGGAATCTCTCCTTTAATCTTCTCCTCAACAAGTTCAAGAGTGAGATGAGTTAAAGGTGTGCTCTCACCTTTGGTAAGGCTGTATGAATCCCCTAGAGGCTTTTTGCTGTAAGTGAAACAAGTACCAAAGAGTTCATAAGAGCCCGCGTAATTATACTCATTGTCTGTTTTGCGGGTATTCAAAATGTTTCCATCATTATCTTTTATCACATACTTGTTTTTAAGGAATCCGGATACGAAAGCCTCAACCTTTTGGCCGCTCCCCTCGCAAGTCTTGCCGAGGTCTTTATGATTCGCCATTCCCATATTCTTTAGGACTTTAACAACTTTATTACAATGAGGGCAAGTAGTGTATTTATTCATGTTGATTCTCCATAAATCAAAAGTAAATGCATATTGCATACATTAATAAAAACAGATCTCTCCATATTTGTCAACTTTTTGTTGACAAATATTTTAAAAAAAACTTAAGCCCTTGTTTTCAAAACAAAGTAAGTTGCTCACCTTTTTCGGTTTCTTTATCCGGCTTTGAGTAAGTTAAAGGAGTTGAAACCCAATGTTTTATACGGGCCTCGGCAATCTCAAAATACTCTTTTTCTCTCTCAATGCCAACAAACTCAAAGCCCTCAAGCCCGGCACCGATCCCGGTTGAGCCGCTCCCCATAAAGGGATCGAGTATAGTACCCCCGGGGGGCGTAATCAGGCGGCATAAATATCTCATGAGGTCAATTGGCTTTACAGTTGGATGAATGTTCTTTCTTGATTCTCCTTTTTCAAACCCGGCCTCTTTCTCCTCTCTTGATGCTTTTGGACAGTAGAAAAACCTTTTCCACTCGCCCCCCTCTATCTCATTGTCTAGTATTACATTAGAGGCCCATCTACCCAAAGGATTAGACCGTCTCTCTCTTTTTTTATTACGTTTAAGTGTGTCAAAATTAAAATTAAAATTATAACTTGAAGTTCTACCTAAATAATCATCTGTTTCAATCCTACATCCATCAATATTGATCGCCCCCGTACCATGATCAAGTACATTTTGAGCAACCGAGCCCTTAAACGGCTTTCGGCATAAAATCACCGGCTCATACGCGGGTTTGAGGGCGGTGCCCCATCCCTCCCACTGTTTAGCCTCTTGTGATGAGGGGGCTGTAATATAAAAAACACTTTGTCCTTTTTCATTTAAGTGAGTTTTTTTGCTAAATCTCATAGTTTGTTTACTTGACTTATCCATACCTGTTTTTTTTTCACCAATGATTCTTCTTGATTCTCCTTTTATTTTATCTATCGACTTACTTACATCATGCGATTTAGGAAAACCCGAGCCGTAAAGCCATTGAATTATATCTCTCACCTCAAAGCCGGCCAACCTCAAAGAGATACTCATTAGATCTTGAGTACGCGAGCCCGCAAAAGCAAGTATATGCCCGCCGGGCTTAAGCACTCTAAAAACCTCTTTCCATAATTCAGGCGGCGGTACCCAAGAATCCCAACTCTTACCCATAAAGCCCGAGCCTTTTGGTTGCCAAGTCTTACCGCTTACCCAAGCCGATAAACAACTTGATACCTCATGCGGTGAGCATTTGCCGAGCCCGTACGGGGGATCAGTTACAATTGCATCAATTGAGCAAGGATCAAAACTTTTTAAAACCTCAATTGAGTCGTCATTAAATAATCTCATTCTATTCTTATACTCTCAGGCTCAACATAAATTCTTTGCCCCATCCAACTCACCGCCCAAAAATCAACGCCCCGCTTTCTAAACTTGATCATCTCTTGCTTTGTACGCTTGCATCGATATACCTGAGAGCCGGCGGGTATTGTAAAAAAACCGCTTGGCAACTCAGGCCATCGTTGATACTTAGGATTATGAAATATTAGATCTTTTGAGGTGAAATAATTAGGCATGAGTCCGGATGATTTATACGTTTTTACATTGATTGTTGTTTTTGCTTTTTTGATAGATTGGGTTTTTCATGACTAAGTTATTCATTCAACTTTTCATCATCATCCTCATCATCATCCTCATCATCTTCCAAGATCGGTTCAAGCCAATGAGCCAACTCATAAAGGCTCTCAACTATAAACTCAAGTTGGGGATGAATCCGAATCAACTCGGTTGGCGTGGGGTGTAAAGCTTGCTTTATATCGAGAGCATCGCTTACACATTGAGCGAGCTCATCCAAATGCTGATTAATATAGTTAGTATTCATAGATTCCTTATATTTGCCTGAATGAAAACATGAGTAACTCGGTTACCCTTCTTTTTAAAATCTAATTCTACAAATCCACATAACTCAATCTTTTCCAAGTTTTTCTTAATGGATTCTTTAAGCAACCCTAACTCATCCTCTAACTCTCGCCACTCAAACCACCGGGGGCCTTGATCGATCAGGGGGTACAAACTCTTAAATACTTTCTTGGGGCCTTTACCGAGTCTTGACGCCTCAAC